CTTTCCCTTTTTGCAGATCCGGTTTCTGGGGTTAGATCCAGCGACCTTAGTCGATCAATTTCGTTTTTTGCGTTTTCTATTGCCAAATCAACGTCATTACCCGACTGCCTTAATAGACTTTGCGCTCTTTGCACTCTAGGGCCGGTTAAAGCGTCTCGGTAACCCCTAGCAACATCCTCAGACTCAGCAAAATACAATCCGCGACCATAAGCCTGTGCGCCCTCGCCAGTGCCTATCTGCTCTGTGCTGAACCGATCAAAGCTGTGCGGTGTGCCGTGGTATGCCTTGATTCCTTTCCTGACCTGAGATGCAGCAGGCAGGAACGGTAGCGCACCGGCAGCGGTAAGGAGGTAATTAGGAATGTTTCTGGACTCAGGGTCGCGCATGTACATATCAACGTCAGCGGCTAGGCCAGTGACATCACCAACCCCGGGCACCAGCATCGTTGACATTGCCGCAGCGTCTAAAGGTGAAATTTCACCCTCACCGTATCCAATCGGTAAATCAGGATCCTGCCCGAACACGTTGGTCGGCTGAAGAACTGGGCCAGAACCAGCCCGGCTCAGTAAATCCATCGCCAGTTCGCGCATCGAGGCCATTAGCGCATGTCTCGGATCATGTCTTGAAGAAGACGAGCACTTCTGACCGACTTCTCTTCGGTCTCGTTAGCTACCCGCTCGTTGCTTTGCTCAATGCCTGCCAAAGTTTCTAAGGTCTTAGCCTGCTCTAGATCTGTGCTGGCGCCCGTTTCCAGAACCCTAGCCTGTTGCAGCTCTGCGTCCGCAATCGTCTTAACGACATCTGCTCGCGCCTTAGCAGCCTTCGCCGTAGCCTCCTCTGCCGCAGCCTGTAAGAACACCGCGTTCGGATCAGGCGGCTGATTCTGCATCGCAGCCATCATCTCTTCTGTCTCTGCCTCTGTGGGCTGTACAACGCCCATCCTGATCAGCTTCTGACGGAAGAAGTCACGAACCTCGCTAATACCTTCGCCCTCCATGTTCATCATCGCCATAGAGCCGAGAACACTTTGCATTTCTGGGTCAGCAGTAATCTGCATCATCCCGGTCAACGCTCGAACGGTTGCCTGCTTCTTCGTGCTTGAGCTGGGACCAACCTCAACGTCCACATCAAACGTGGCCTTCGACAGATCATTCTCAGTGATAATCTCGCCCATCTCGCTAATCGCTGGGGTCATCAAGGTCACACTATCAACCGTCTCCGTAACATCGATGATCTTCATCTTACGTTCTTCTTCGACGTAGACATCCTTTGCCATGCTCAGCCAGACCTCACCACAGCGCCTCATAGCCTTGGAAAAGTTGGACATATAAATAAACGTCTGCATGTCTAAACGCGTCTGGATCAGCTCTACAGCCTTTCCAGATATGTTTGAAGCAATCTGCTCGCCACCAGTCTGGTTTCCCATGATCTGCATCATGTCTGTCTCTGTAATTTGCAACAGAGCTGCCATTGCCGGGGGAATCTGTGGCGGCTTTGTGTATCCGACCGGACCCGAGATTGCTTGATTGCCGTTCGCATCTGAAATCGGATTAACCAGCAGATACGGGTAGTCTTTCAAGTTATCTTCAGACCACATCACTTGATGACCGGCAACCTGTTCGGGTAATAGAATTGGCTTCTCAACAGTGCTCAGCGCCGAAATCTCAGCCAGCTTTGACAACTGCATATTCTTCAGCCGTTGCGCGTCCTTGGCGAGCCTAACATGGCCCATGCATCGCTCAATGTTGTCAACGAACCAACGCTTGCCAAAGACTGGGATAATCGGAATGCACTTGCCAGCGATGTATCCGCAATCCTCAAGGATCTTGGCACCGGACATAATGTATTTGTGGACCTTTTTCTTCTTGACGCGCTTCTGCCGAACCTCCCGGGTGCCGACTGCGGCGAGCATTTCTTCAAGCTGCTCGTCTTCCTTGAAGTCGTAGGTCGTATATCTTTCCTCAGAACCGTCCAAGGTTTCGAAAATTCTAACAGTCTCGCTAACCTCTTCTACCCTGTAGTATTCCGCAACGTAAACTACGTCAGGCGTTAGCCAGTCGAATTCATATTGATGAACCGTCTTAGGCCAGCTTGCGGGGTCATCGCCGTACTCGGACAGGTAGCTGTCGTAGGTCAGCGAGTTAATAACAAAACAAACTTTGGCGTCTGCCTTGTCCTGACGCTTGGAATCCAGATCGAACCAGACGCTGCTGTCGGCGTCGTAGATCGGCTCAATTAAAATTCGTTGTCGTTCGTCCTCGTCGTTTTCGTGGTCCTCGTAGTCAGCCCGTAACCGCCACGCACCAAACCCGCCACCGACTGCCTCCTCGAACGCGTTGTCATAGGCTTCATTCGCAATCGAATCTTTTTCGTCCGCTCGATACAGGCCATCGCAGACATCTGCTAGCTTGTCATTTGCAGTTCCATCTTTCGATGTAAAATCAACGGTGACGCGATTGTTTCGGTACTCGTTGATAATTCGCATGACCGACAGGGCGATCTTGTTTACTTCTAGCCGGGGCTTGTTCTCGAATTGGTCTAGCAGATTGCCTTCCCATTGAGCGCCGTTGATCGAGTAGAACCGACGATCCTCTAAACATTGCAACCGCTCGTCGCGCAGAGCACTTTGTATTCTGTCGAACTCATGTAGTGCGTCTTGGTGAACATTCGCCAGACGCTGATCATTTGTCATTCGAGCCATAACAATTCCTCGTTTGTCAAGCCATTATCTACCACCGATTCGCGGTTGGCAATGGCACGAAGTCTGTGACCGCAGTAGTTGGATTAGCGCGCCTGACACCCTCGCAAGCATATCTTAACGCATCAATCACATGATTTTTCTTGTCCTCAAGTATTGGAAGCACCTGATTCGTTGCTGGATCGGTTTTGTAGCTGTACAGCATCAGCTCGTCGATGGTGTGAACGCAGCGTGGATGAACCACAATGTCGTAACTCTTCAGCCACTCAATACCTTCCTCTACGCTTTTCGGGCCTTTCACTGCGCTCATAATCTTTGGAAACCCATTTTTCTTCATGTGGCTAATTGTTTCTGGTCTTGCACTGTCAGCCACGATAGGCCACTTCTCGCTGTCAGGTATCTGCATGAACAGGTCAGGCGTGTCAGTGATCTCACACCCCACCATGTACGCCTCATAGTCAACGTAGAGCGTCCTGCCGACGATATGACACCGCACCAATACCGTGGGGTCTACAGAAAACCCCCAGTCAGCGCCAAGCCTGTGCATCGCCTCCTCGTCCGACTCGAACTCTTCAATTGTCCAGTTTCTGAACACCCGGCTCTGGCTGTTTTGCAGATAGGCGCCCTTCCAAACGTGCTGGAATTTGTCAGGATCCCGGCGCTTGTCGTACTCCATCTCGTCAGCAAGTACGTCAGGAAACCAAGGATTGTCCTCGAAATTGACCTCAATGACTGTGGACTTTGGCGGCGGGTTATCGCCACGAAGCAGCCAGTTGACCGGATCGTTCTCATTTCTGGGGTTCCAAGTAAACCAAAGTTCCGACCCGGGCTTCCGTATCGTCGGTCTGAGCAGATCTAGGGACTGCTGGCTGAGGCTTTGCGCTTCCTCGACCCAAGCCCGATCGTAGCCCTCAAGCGATTTAATTGAGTCTGCGGTGTGGTTCTGCATCCCCTGAAAGATAATCCGCCCGTTCCCGCGCTTAGATTTGATAACCGCGTCTTGGACCTCAAAGAATTCGCCGGCGTTTAGCTCTTCGATCTTGAGTTCAAGCAGCCGTTTGACAGATTGATTAAGCGACTTTTGAATTTCACGAACGCAAACAGATGACTGGTTAGGGTTCATGATATGTTCTTCGATCAGCATCTCAGCGAACATATGCGACTTGCCTGAGCCTCGACCACCAAACGCGGCCTTGTACCGGCATGGCTCGAACAGGGGCAGCGCCCACTCTGGCGTCTGAATCTCAAGAATTTTATTCTTTAATGATGACACGCTCGATCCTCTGGATTGAAACCGGAGCCTGCTCATCACCGCTCAGTTCCAGCTTGTCACCGTACTTTTTTGGCGCCATCTTGGATAATAACCACTTGCGCGTATCTACACGCAGGCGCTGCTTCTGAACCATCGCCGAGTCAACTTTGCCTTCGCCGGTCGGGATTAAATCCTCATCGGCAATTGTCATGATGTCATCCGCGATTTTGTCAATCATCGCAGCTCTCGCGTGTGCGTATTGTCCGGCTAATTCTTCGTCTTTATCCACCCAATCCAAAAAGGTTTGCCTTGCAACGCCTGCTGATTCCGCTGACTGCCTCAAGCTTTTCCCTTCACGCATCTGCGCTAGGACTTTAGAAATTTTCTGCTGTTTGTCTGTCTTCGCCATGATTACTCTCTTTGATTTTTGCTCTGTACGTTTTGACTAACCCCTTCAGGTCATCAATGGTGTACTTCACGGGAGGGTGAGGCCCCTCCAGCCATTTTACGTTATCTTCCCCAATTCGGTAAATCAACCTTGGTCGGTATTGATCGATTGCGCCAGACTTGTAATTATTACACTGAGCGCACTGCTTGTGTACGTTTAACGGTTCGAACCTCAGCTCTGGGTGACCTCCCGCCGTTTTGTAGTGACCAGCATGAAACTGACATGGGCCTCTGGTTCCACAAGAAATGCAGGGCTGCTTGTCATCACGAAGCCGTATCCATTGGTTAAACACCTCTTGGGCCTTCTTGACCCAGTAACTTCGATCCTTGTCCCGGACCCGTTTCTTCATCTCCCGGGTTGCAGCTCGATCTTTCTTGACTCGTTCTTGTTTTGCCAGCTCTAGCGCGCAAGCCATGCTGCAAACCTTTTGCAGCGAACGAGGCGGCTCAAATGATTCTCGGCAGATTTTGCACTTTTTCATGATCAATCCCCGCAGAAACAGGGTATTGACTCGTCATCGAAGCCAAACAATGACCCTTGATCGCTGGCAATTATTTTCAACTGCTCATAACTTGGCTGATCTGCCCTAAAATATGCAGCTTTACCAACATCTTTTGACAGTGATTTTTCTTGCTCAATCCACCAGTCCGCCAGATCTGGCCTAGCCTCAATGATCGATAGCTTTTTGCTGAATCCTTTGAGAAAACACAGATCACAATTGCCCCAGTCGGTGGTTCCATTGTTATTTGGAAGGTTCAGGTCGAAATTTTGTGAAGTCCAGAACGCATAAATATCTTCCTTGGTGACGCCGTTAACGTACAAAGGCAAGTACCGTTCCTGCCCCCCGTCTACTGTGTTATGCAGCTTGACCGCTCGGCGCTCCTCGTCTGCCCTGATTCCAATCAGGCAAAGGTATGGTTTAGGAAAATTTAATTCTTCAAATAAATACTGCTGAATAGCTTTAATCTTTAAATCTTGTGTACAAAATCTAGCAACTGGGTTTGGCGCGTATCGCCTCGCCTTAATCAAAGCCTCAAACGGCTCGCCTTTTCTCGACGCAGTTTCATAACTCACAATTGCGGTTTCATAAGCGTATTTCGGTTTAATGCCTGCTGGGTTTCTGGTAATCACGCGTTCAAGCCAGACGATTGGAACACCCCAGTTGACGGAACAAGCGTGAACAAAGTCCAAAGTCTCTGGTAATTCTTTGCCAGTGTTAGCAAATGTTACAACCACATGGTCAGGCAAAACTCCGCCATGCGCTTGCAGTACACGCCAAAGCATGTAGGCAGATGTTCGACCGCCGCTAAAACTTATGACCGCTGGCTCGTCAATGTAATACGGGGTTTTCACGAGAACATCTTGTCTGTGTTAGTCAGTTGGAATCCAAGCCCCTCAAGATGCTCCCGGACCTTGTCCATGAACTGAGCAAACTGCTTCACTGACATCACGCGAGTTACCGGATAGTCACCCGGCTCCTGCATCCACTCCAATTTTTCTTCGTAGGTGTAACGATCCTTAAACAAGCGGTCATACTTTTCTCGATAACGCTCCGAACCTTTCCGCATGATTGGAACCCCAA